ACTCACTCTTTGATTGTATTATTTTTAATAATCCCTCATCAAGTCTTAGCAACTCAATAAAATCAGTATCATTTTTATCTGTTAATAACTTTTTAGTTAATATTAACTCAATGTTTAATCTATCTGCACCTGGTGCTGCAAAGTTAGTAAATCCTTTTGCGTTATCATATAAACTCTCATCATCTTTGGCATTTACAATAATTTCTCTGACTTGTAACCCAATACGGTATGAAGGGGTGTTTGAGTAATGATCTAATATTATTGTTTGATTGGAAACACTAACAAAGAATCCTCTTACATAATATACTCCCTGTGATATAAAAGCAGCAGATCCGATTGCAGTGGCATTTTCAGAAACTAATGATGCGAATGGAGTATTAGCACTTATTGTGGTATTACCGTATATGACATTTTCAGTCGCACTTAATGTTTCTCCATCTGTAAATGAATTGAATTGTGAATTATTATCGGCACTTAAATATGTTACATACAATGTTATATTTTCTACATCACCACCATCTGGAAGAGCAATAAATTTTACAACAGCTTCAATCCCAGACTCACTTCCAACTATTCTTTTACCTAAAAAATTATTAATATAAATCGATATATCAATATTAAAATTAGTATTATTTAATTTTACGGCATTATATTGTGTGTCATATCCAATTCCTCCAGGTATTACGACTGAACCCTCTTTAAAAACATGATCACCAAACTTTTCGATTTGATCTTGTAATATTGATTGTTGTTGTGTTAATTCCCTTGCTTGTACTGGAAAACCAGGTTTATAAAGAACCCTATGAAAATTTTTCTGATTATCAAAATCATCATAATATGGACTTGCATTTAAATTAATTTTTTGTGACATTTTCTTAGAATTCTAGAATGATTTTAACGTCTTCTTTTTGTCTACTGTTTCTTTCGACTTCTTCGCGATTGTCAATGTAAATGACATCCCCAGTCTTTTTATTTATTTCAGGATTAGCTAGACCTCCTGTGAACTCAACTCCCAAATTAATTTGTTTGTTGCCGATAGTTGTAGTTATACCACTAAAACTCTTATCTATTGAGGCATTAAATGAAACACTACCACTTCCATTTATAGATGCATCACTTGATTCAAAAGATAATACTCCACCTCGTAAATCCACACCCTGATAATCAGTTGTATCATTGGTAGTTTGATTTAAATTTAAACTTCGATCTTGAATATATTTTAAGACAAAAGTATCCTGATCATAAGACGCAACAATACCTCTTGCAGTACCACCAGTTACAGTTTGTGATATATTAACTCCAATTAAATTATTATAATCAGAAGTGTCAATGGATGACTGCAATTTAATTGATGATAATGATGAAAATTGAGGTGTTGTTAAAATACCTGCTGCCGTGCTGAATTGTGATGGATTTTTAATTATTCCTACCTGACCAAAATGGGTATCTGTTGGAAAATCCTTTGTTGAATCATCAAAACGTGAATAAACTAAAACTTTATCCGCACCAAGTTCAGTATAGATATCAAACCCATGCCCTTTTGATGGGGGTATGATTGGTATTAGTTTTGCTTTATTTGATTCTGTTACACCAATATTATTAACCCTACTTAAATCTACCATTCCAAAAGTATATCCAGATCCACCAGAGGTAACAACTACGTCAGTTATAACACCACTAGTAACTGTTACTAGTGCTTTTGCACCACTTCCATCACCAAGAATATTACAAATTTCAGATCTAGTTGCAGTACTACCACCATTATAACCAGATCCACCATCGGCAATGTAAACTTTTTTCAATTGATTTCTGTTAATATCCGAATCTCCAGATTCTCTTATTGATTGTATTTGAGCATCAGTCGTAGTTGACCAATCATTTGGGAGAACTATGTATTCAGTAGAATCAAATTTTATTACGTCACTCGGAGAAACCGTAAACAAATATTTCCAAATATATCCGTCATTTTGTGTTCCAGCAGCTGCTGGTTCTAAATCTGTAAAGGTGGGTTCATCTAATGATTCATTTCCTTTTAGATTAGTTGCACTACTACCATTATCTAAACAAATATAAACTTTAAACTCAGAAGTAATTACATAATAATTTGTTTTATATAAGCTTCCAGTTTGAGAATTAGGTGCAGGATTACTCAATGCCTCATAATCATGACGATACATATCGTATCTAGTATTTGCAGACCATGTATGTTTTTTTACTACTCTGCGAATGTTAGATGAATTTATTTTCTTTCCAAATAATGATGTATCTCTATAGTGAGTAAGATATTGTAAATTATCCACTGGATTTGGTGTTCCATTAGCACTGTTCCATGTTGTTGTTCTACCAAAACCAACTACCGCTGGATTTGGTAATCCTAAAAATACATAATAAGAATTATTAGAATCTAATACAGAGTCTACAAAATTACTTGCGTTCGTTATTCTAAACTGATCTGTTACTACGGCGGGCATATTAATAGTTTTTTAGATATTTATACAACATTTTATAAGTTAATCAATCCTCTGGTTGAATTGCACCACTTTGTTCAAAAGTAATTGCTCCTCCAGTCCTTTTTAATGTTGGGAATGTACTTAAACCAGTAGTTGATCCAACAGTAAATCCAGTTACTCCAATAGCTAGACTTGAAGATCTTTCAATCTTCCCTATTCTACCAAGAGAGAATTTACCGACTGGTTGATATATAGAACCTGTTGATGTAAGACCTGTAGTATCAGTATCAGATTTAATTAGGCATGTAAGCACTCCAACAGAATCACTGAAAGAAAAACCTGCTATTTCATACACGTTATCTAAGAAAGATTCTCCAATGGCAACAACATCACTATCAACTCCACTTTGAGAAATTGATGTGACTCCCGTTCCAACACGAGTATCAAAAATGTTAACTGGTCTATCATCAGTTCCATCTTCATTGTAAAATACAGGAGTAAAATTGTCCAAACTTTGATCTTTATAGAGTGTGAATTTAATTCCTAATTTATTGGAATGTCTAAGATTATTTGAAATAGTTGTTCCAATTCCTGTTATTACACCGTAACCATGATTAATTAGTAATTCCTGACCATCCGCTGTTGTAAGATTTTCAACAGTGGTAGAATAGTCTATGGGACTTGATATCAGCACTTTTGGTGCGATAGTATATCCTAGACCAGGATTTGTGATATTTATTGCTGTGACAGTTCCACCAGCACCGATAGTTGCCTCTGCTGTTGCGGTTATTCCTATTCCAACTCCAATTTCTGGTGGTGCAGATATTTTTACTGTTGGGGTTGATCTATATCCAACACCAATGTTAGTTGTTATAATTCCACTTACTGTTCCTGAAGAAACAGTTGCAGTTGCTGATGCATTCACAGAATCAAATTGTTCTTTTGAATTAATTGATAAATTCATTGCCTGATTACTTGTATCAGGGGTGGCTAATTCATATTCGAATAATTGTGCACTATCAACATATAATACCCTACGTCCACCGCTTCCAAATGTTTTTACATTACTAATAATTTTTGCCACTGGTGTAATTCTTGGTTCAATGCTTGATCTTTTCTTTGAAACTAATGATTTATTAATAACCTTATCTTCTTTTTGTTTGATAAGATTGAGAGGTCTATCAACACTTTCACTAATTCCATCACCTAGATATGCGTTAGTCTCTAATTTTTTAGAGGTGTTTAAACTAAACACTGTTCTTTCATTCTGCTCTACAACTCCTGAACCTTGTGTTATTTGAACTTTGTCCCCCTCCTCTATGATTAATTTTTGTGCAAGATTAACCTTTGAATCTTGTTCAGCAGTTCCTCTGTAGAATAATATTGTAATATCATCTTCTGGTATTGGTGGTTCTACAAAACTAATGATAGTTCCTCCAACAATACTATATGATATTTTTGGTTCTTGAATCACACCATTTACAATAACTAAAAATATGTTTTCAATATCAACATTCTCAAGTAAATTATCACTAGTTTCAACACTAACCAATTGATTGTTTAACTGTAGTGGGAAATTAGTTTCAACACCATTTTGTTGCGTTTTAATTGAGTCAATATAATCAAAGTCACCAAATTGCCAGAGTGCAAATGAATCATTAAATACTTCATTAATAGTTAATGTTGATCTCTCAACAAGACTAGGTACATCTTTTGAAGTAACTAATCCAACAGCCTCTACAACATCACCTTTCTTGTATCCAAACCCTTTATCTATTATTTCATATTCAGATACCTCAAATAAAGTTGATCCAATTCCTGTTGCGGGTTTAACGATTGCATTTACTCTTAAACCAGTTCCTGTATCGGTTGTTAAACCAATTCCAAGTCGTGATACTCCTCTAACTGATAGGTTAGAATATGATGGTTGGGAAACAAATATCTGCGGATCTTTATAACTTGTTCCAATTCCTACGACTGAGAATATTGCTGTTCCTCCAACACCTGCAGTGGCAGTTACCTG